GATGATCCGAAACGATTTTTCATACTGATAACTGTCGGCCTTGGTCAACTTTTCGAAAGTTACCGACAATTTGATCGTCTCCTCTGATTTCGTCCCCTCGGAATAGAGTTTCCAGGCCGCCCGGATGGTGTGTTCCGGTCTGGAAAGAATCAGCATGGGTTTTCCTTTTGCCATGGCTGGTTCATCATCCGCCCAATCCGCGAAAGCATCGTATCCCTCGCGAAAAATGCGAATTTTGAAGCTGTCATTCTGGTTGAGCCATTCCCGCTGATCGTCGTGAGAAGGTTCAGTCCCATCCTCCAGCGTGGCCCCCTCCATCCTGACAAAATGATCATCGACAAAAGCCCGGACCCCGGGCAAATCCGAGGTACGGTATTCCATTTCAGACCGTCCGCGGGACCGCCGACGGATCATCATCTGGTCATAAAACCGTTTGATTTCCGATGACCGGGCCGACCGCATCCAGCATAGTAGTTTAAACTGGCCGTCCTGCACGGATATGGGAAACACATATTCTTTAGCTGCCAGTTCCAGTTGCGGAAGATCCAGTACCACCGCAACGGCGTACAATTTTTGCTCCAATACTTCCAGCATGATCTCTCCTTATGTAGCGTTGCGGGTCAGGTCTCCAGCGCAGGCCAGGCTGGCCTGGGTGCGATGATAATCGCCAACTCCACCGCCAATGGGTTGATAGCTGGTGACGATGGCATTGCCCATGTAATTGGGATTGGTAATGCTGGCGTTGCCGGAATCAGGCCGGAAAATGACGGCCACGGCATTGTTGCCGATCAGGGGATTGAGAGTTTGATCGACCGATGAATTTGCATAATCCTGAGCAAATTCGACTGTGGCGGACCATTCTTTCAATCCAGACAGGTTGCTTTTTGTGTTGTTTCCCATCACCGTGTTATCCAGCGTAGCGGCGGAATGCGTGATTTGAACCGATTTGCAGTGGTTGGACAGATCAACCGCGTTGATACTGACAAACCCATTTTTAAAAACCATGACAGCCATATCCCTACCTCCCTAAAATGATTTACCTGATACCGAATGAAAGAACAAAATTCGTTGTGTTGAACGTCCCGGCATAATTTACGCGCCAGTAGGTGTCCGTTACCGGGCCAATAACCCGATTGGCGTATTGAGAACCAACTGCCGAGGCGGCCGTGAATACGACGCGGTTGGCGGAGTTGGCAAAATTGGCGGCCGGAGCCGATTGCAGCGTGCAGGTAACGCTGGTCCCGTTGAATGCCAGCACATGCAGGGCCGCATAAATGTATTGGGTTGCGGAGGCATTATTACAGAGAGCCGCAGTTGTGTTACCGGCAGCCACCTTTGCGGTGTTTCCGTTTTCCAGCACCCAACCCTTGATGAGATCCTCTCCGCCGGCTGCGGCTGACGCGGAGAACTTGATTAATTCCCCCACTCCTCCTCCCTGCTGCCAGGAGGAATGCATGCCCTTGAATAAGAATGCCGGATCTCCCACCGCGGCATTGCTAGGGATTATGGTGATCGGAACATTGTCAATCCCAATTTGGGAGTTGATGGCATTGTCCACCAGGTTCGCGCCGTACTGAACAAAGCCAGAATGAGAGAGCTGAATATCCTTCAATCCAGCCACGTTTACTTTTGTGGCATTTCCAAAAACAGTCTGATCCAGAGCCCCAGCACTGTACGCCAATTGAACTGAGTTGATGTCTCCGGAAAGGTTAAACCCTCCGATGAATAATCGACAGTCTTTAAATGAGTGAGTTGCCATTGATCCCCCTATCCCATTTGCTTCCAGCAATCGAAATTGCAGATGAAGTATGGTCTGTTATTTTCGTCGCGCTTCAAAAACTCCGGAGCGCCCACCGCCAGGATCGAGTAAATTACGGAGGATTCCACTGTACCGCTGTAGCCATCCAATGCCTGAAATGCGTCATCGATGAGATTGCGTGCCGTGAGATAAGCTCCCGCAGTCTGATGTTCGTTGTCTCCCCTGACGCAAACCTGAAAGGCCGGGATCTCGCAGGAGACCATGTTGCCGACCCCTCCCATGATTCGCTCCGGGCCCTGGCTGCCATATTCATAGATGGCGATACAGGCATCCGGAGTTTCGGGCATAGTCCCCTTGAATATGGTGGTTCCGACCGTCCCCACTGCAGCCGCCTGTAAAATTGTCCCGATGGCATCAAGCAGCATCAGTCACCTCGTCAATCATGGCCACTATTTTGGCCTCCAGATTGGCTTTCTTTTCAAGAAATGGCCGTTCCAGATATTTCGGCCCGGTCCCCGCGGTTGAATGTTCCTTGACCCGGTGGAACCCGGCAATGTCCTCATGTACCAAATAGGCATGCGGAGCGCCAAACCCGATCCAGGTGTTTGGCTTTACATTGCTTTCCGCTTTCCTGATGAATGCTGTATCCCGTAAGTGAGTTCCACTTTTCCGCTTTGGATCATAAGGGCATCGTTTTTTGGCTTCTTCCATCACATCTTCACCAAAATCATTGAAGAGTTTTTTAGCGTGCATCCCGATTTCCGGAGGAATCCGGTGTGCCAGGTCAAACAATTCCTGGAGACCTTGAATTTGAAATTTGGCTTTGGCCATCAACAATAAAGGGCCGTGTGATGAGCCCCCCTCCTGTCCATCGGCTGATGCACTCTAATAATGCGCGGCTGGCCCGGGGAATAACCGGAAGGCAGCGTGATCCGGTCCAAGGTCGAAATGGCTTCCTTGGTATCCAGGTAAACGACCACGTTGCTGACCAGTTCGGTCCCCCGGTCGTCCGAGATCCTGCGAGTCTGAAGGACCACCCGCCCCCGATATTTCTTTGCCGACCCGAACGTCGGTGCCCCATACCCGTTCACCCCCGAGTAGGGCTCGATTGTGATTCCCTGCGTCATCAGCCTCCATATGCTCACAACAGTGACCTCCGCCAGCGTGCGATCTGGCTCATCAGAGCCGATACCTGATCCCCGGTAGTCGCCATGCGAGTGTAGCTGTAATCGCCGATCCGCTCCCCTGTCAGCGTGGGATCGGTATTGGCCGAATGATAGAGATAAAGTGCATACCTGGCCGTCAACAGTTTTAGGTCATCAGGGATAGCGGCGAACCCGCCATTGTACTTGATCCACAAATAAGCATCACCAGCCCTGCTCTGTCTGACCGGAGTGGCCATGTCCAGGTAGACTATCCCGGCGTCATAATCCAATGAATATTCAGCATCGACCAGGTCCCCGAGAATTCTCAGGTAGCTCCCGCCGGATTCGATTGTTAGCGGTGAATATTCGACCAGGTTGACGGATGGCTCATAGCCAGTGCAGTCGGTTCCAAGCGTGGCGGTCCATCCGCTGGAAAGTAGGTTGATCCCGACAATCAATTCAGCCAGAGTGTCATAACTGGCGTTGGTGAGGTCAAAGGTGCTGGTCCCAGCCGAAGCACCTCCGACTATTTTAAGCGATAGAGTATTCGACCTCACCCATGCCTGGGCGCTGACGGCATTCGCGGCCGCATTTGTCAGCTTGATGGCATCGTGCAGGCCGTCATAGATGCCATAAATGGACACAAGCGGGAATTCTTTCAGCAGGATCCCTGATTGCGATTCAGGCCATAACCTCTCAATGTAATCGGCTGCTATGAAATTCCTGCCGGTGATCCGCTTGATTTCGGCAGAGGCAGCTTCAACCACCGATTCCAATAGCCCATTCTCGATGTCCTCGTTGGGAGCGGAGACCGCCCGGCCCATTACCGACTTCAGATAGTCAATGGTGATCAGGCTGGTCGAGGAAACGGCTGGAGGGATGACCTTGATTCTTAGAGTCCGCACCGCCGTCCGGCTTCCTGCGGAAACCATCGTGTTGACTACCGAGTATTCATTGTCAGCCGTGCCGCCAGACAGCCAGATGGTCGCCGTCGTGGAATTATTAGATGGCGCCGGGGTGGCCTGAGCGATACCGGACGGAACCGCCCAATTGCTGGTTGAAATGGTATCGGTTCCGAGAAAGTCGGCATAGTCTATTTGGAAATCCAGCTTCTCAGCTGCCAGCTTGACAAAATATTCGCCTTTTTCGTCGATAAGTGCCATGTCAGGTCACCAATGTCCTGTCTTGTGAATCTACAATCAAAACCCTGTCCTGATCGGTTGCCGCAAAAACTCTGACCGAGGCCGGAACTGCCATTTTCCTGCTCTCTGGAGTGGTCACCGGGATGGTCAATAGTTGGCAAGTGACCACGCAGATTACGTTTCCAGCCAGCGCCCCAGCTCCCAACAAACCGCCGCCGACGGTGACGGAAACATACGATTGGCCGACCAGTCCTCCGGATCCTTTAAGCACCCCTGAGATTGCCGAGGTTGATGCCGAAGTCCCAACCAATCTGCCATCGGCCCCGAGCGTCCCGGAGACAACCGCAGAGATCGCCGA